TTCTTTTTAGTTTTGATTCAAGTTGCCATATTCTAGTTCTTGTAACATTTAACATTTGACCAACTTCTTCTAAAGTTTTATTATTAATAAATCTTTCTTTTAAAACAGTTAAGTATTGATTTCTATAATAACTTTCATCTATATTATAAACTATAGAAAGAGCGCTTTTATGTATCTTAATATTGTTAATAATATTAACTGCTTCTTGTACAGGATTATTAACATCACTATCAAAATGTATTTTATTTTCTTTTATCATTATGCCGCCTCCTTTTCAACTTTTTTGTATTTTGTGATATGATTTACAACTTCATTTGTTTTATAATTTGCATATGCACTATTATAAACATTTGATATTCTGGCAGTTGGTTTTGTACCGCCGACAAAATATCTGTTTTTAAAGTGTGATTTAATAGTATGTTTTTCTGCATACTTCGGTGTATAAGACGGAAGTTTTTCTACTTGTACATTTCTTGTATTAGTGATTTTCATTTTTGTTGTGTGTTTCATTGTGTTGTCCTTTTTATTATTATTTTTTTTTCTCATATACATATAATGTACACTAAAAATAGCCAAAAGTCAAGCATAAAAAACGTTGATTTTACTAGATTTTTGAGGTATAAGTGTGCAATTCTGTCGCACTTTTGACTGATTCTTGTCGTTTTTTGACTATTTCCAGTAGTCTTTTATCCATTTACCCGAATCATACTGCATAGCATAGTCAGGATTTGGGTGTCCATGAAATACACATATCTTAGCATTCTTTTTGAGAGGGTGGTCTTCTGGTTTATACTTTTGATATTGTTTGGGTTTGCCTCTTGTCGGCCACTTAAATGAGTATGTCCATTCGTCTGGTAAAAATATTCTTTTTTCGTGTGAGTATATCATATCAGTTAATACATTTTGGTCACCATGTAATCCATCATACTTTTGTTTTTCTTTTATATAATTGTCCCAAATAAAATGATGATGTTTTAAGTTGTATCTTAACACACTTGAATTGATAGTTGATGTAGGTTGACCAAAATCTCTTATGACACATAATTTGTCATCTGAATAGTTTGTAAAAAACTCGTCTAAACTACTAATCACTACTACATCTAAATCCATATATAAAATGTTACCCTCTATATTTAATTTTTTATTATAGAGGTGCATTTTATTCCACCAGTTTTCCATTACAGGTTCTGGCACATCTAATAACTTAATATTTTTATGAAACTTTTGACCTTGATTATTTGTTAAACAATAGAAGTTAAATGGTTGCGATAGATTTCTTTCTACCATGTTGTAAAGTACATTAACGTGATTTATATTGTACTTTGTTCCTGTATATACACATATAACATTATTCATACTGTCTTTTTAATATTTGATATGCTAAACCATTACCTATTTCAGGTAAAGTAAATTGATGTTCAGTAATATATTTTAACCATTCAGTTATAGTTTTTCTACCAGGTCTAAATGGTTTTGTAACATACTTTGGTAAACGAGATGATACAGGTGCTGCTACATTTTTACCAGCACATATTACAGGTACTTTATTCATTATAGCATCAACGGATGCTAAACTCATATTTGTAACTAAACAATGGCAATCTTTTAAATCATCTTTTATATCTTTTTCCCACCACTCATTACCAGGTCTTGGTTTGTTTCTCATTTTAATAGGTAAGTCTGTGTACTTGCTTAATTCTTCACCTACCATCTTTATCCATTCTTCTTGTGATATACCATTTGTATGAAACGTAACTGTCTGTGATGATGGACATAAAAGTATATGACTTGTTTCACCTGTATACCATCCTTTAAACTCTACATCTATACCTTTTCTTTCTAAATCTTTTATACGAGCACCATCACCTATTTTACCTCTTGTAGTATGAATACTGCCTTTACATATTCTAAAATAAGTTTTATCTAAATCGTGTATTGATGGTTCTGGATATCTTGTAATCTGTTCAGTTAAATAACCAACATCTATATACCACCATTCTTCACCTTTTTCTGTAATATCTCTTATAGTGTTTAGATTACTACCACCCAATCCCCATAAAAAATGTACAGGATGACCTTCATCTTTCCAACCTTTTTCTATGTAAGGCCAGATTTGATGAGATAAACATTTATTCCAAGCCATCTTATGTGTTATAATCATAGTTCTATTTTAATCATATCTGTATAAACATTAAACCATTCATTTGCATAATCACAAGTTGAATAATTTTCAAAGTATGGACCACCTAAAGTAAAGTGTACATTGTTTGCCATTACGTTATATTCATATTCAGTTACTAACCAATTCCAAGTTAGTGGTATTGAGCCTATCTCTCTCTCACTTTCTAACCATTTAAATTGATGTAATTCTAAACCTGTAGCAGTATTTACATATTCAGGTGTTAATGCTTTACATTTAGCATTATTCATCATCATCATACTTGACCAGTTCTTTTTAGGAAACTTCTCATTTTTAGCACCTCTAAACTTTGCGTTTTGATTGGGTTCATAATCGTGTTTACAACACATAACAGCATAGTCATCATCTCTCATATTCCAAAGTGTTTTTATATCTGTTCTTAATAGCATATCACAATCCATAAAAATAGACCAACCTTCGTAGTTTGAAAGATATGGTGTTAAAAATCTACTAAATGCAAATTCAGTTGATTGATTTTTTGCCTTTTCTCTTGTAAATATATTTCGTGTTGTTGTTAAATCAATAGGTGTTATACTTACTGGTTCGCTTGAGTGTTGTCTAATACTTTCTGATAAAACGTGAAATGCTATTTTTTCACCTTCATCATAACCTATAAAAATGTTTATCATATTGTTGCCTCTGGACTTTTACCTGTTAGTTTTCTACGACCTTTGGTGTGGTCATAGATAGGTCCTAATACAGACCTTGCCTGTACATGGCCTGTTTTATTATCACCAATGTTATGATTTTTTGTACCACGTTCTTTTTCAAATTTCATTCTAGCATAATCCCATATAAAACTATCGTGTTGCTCTTCTAAGGTATATATAGTGTCATTATCATATAACTCCTGCATATAACGAGCATAGTCTTTTGTATCTTTGTGTTTTAAATTAAAATATAAAAAACCACATTCACTATAGTTTGGTCTACCCAAGTAAGTCATCATACAATCGTTTCTGTGTATATGTTTCTTTAACCATTCTTCATCAATTGATTTATAAAATACACTATCTGCGTCTATACCTATGATACCATCAACATCTTCATTTAGTATTGCGTGTGTATAGGCATATACCTTATAACAAAAACGAACACCATCTTTACGATAGTCATTTGTTTTTTCTTCGTAACTTGTATATTTGTATTTGTTTTTGTTTCTTTCTACAAATGATTTACAGTTAGGTACTTCATCAAACATATCACCATCTTCATTATAAATCTTTAGAGGGAATGGCCAATTATAAGTTGATTGAAACCTATGAGCATAGGCATCAAATAGTTTATTGTTCCAGGTTGTTACAGTTAATATTTTCATTCAAAATAAGTTCTCATTTCTATACTTTTATGAACGTAAATATATTCTGAATTTACCACATTATCTAATATATAATCTAAACTTGTTAAATATTCATGTATTTGTTCTGGTGATGTGTTAAATCTTTTTAGATGTTTTTCTTTTATTTCAACAACAATCATTGGTTTATGTTTTTTAAGAGTTTTTATTGCTCCTTTTAAAACATTATATTCATAACCTTCAGTATCAATTTTAATAAAATCAACATGGTCGTAATTAAAATTATCTAATCTTTTTACATTAATAACTGTTTTTGAATTTTCGTTTATGTGAGTGTCACCAGAGTTTTCTGTATCAATATCTATAAAAGTTTGATGTTCTTTTGATCCCAAAGCAAATGGTTGTATTTTGTAATTATCTATGTTTCTATCTTTAAGATTTTTATGTAAGCATTTTCTAAATTCTTCTACTGGTTCAAATATTTCTACAAACTTAAAGTTATTACATATATCAACTGCCCATAGTCCTACATGGCCACCTACTTCTACTGCAAATCTATTTCTTCTTACAAATTTTTTATTTAAAAGAATAGCATAATCTCTTTGTTGTGTTTGATAATCAAAACCACGATTGATAACTGATTGTTCTTCAATCTTTTCTTTTAAATGTATTTCATTATCAGGTAACCACCAATTATGAATTTGAATCATTTATAATCACAGCCTCACTTAATATCTTATTTCGTGGTCTATTTAAATATAATTTGTAACCTTTATCTTTAAACTCTTGTAATAGATTTTCGTATTGTTTTAAACTTGTTTCATTGTCAATAAGTTTAACTTCAAACTCTACTAAAAATGCTTTAAAGTCAATATTATTATCTAATATCTCTCTACAAAAATCAAACCATACACCTTCAATATCAGCCTTAATAATATCTACTTGTGGCATATCTTCTTTCATAATAGTAGTTAAGTTTCGTGTCATTACTTCTATATAAGATGGATTTTCACCAAATTGTGGTAAAGGTAGTAATGAAAAACATTTTGTTAAATCATTTTTGTCATAATAAAATTTCATCTTACCATTATCTTTAGCATATGCTTCAGGATAAAATGTCATTTTATTTCTATGCTTAAATTCATTTTTAAATAGTTTTAAACTATCTGGTGTTGGATCATAACACTTTATATTTAAATTACTATTGTCATCACACATCGCCTGTTCAAATCCTACATCTCTATGTACACCAAATGATAAAACATTTGTACTATTCTTTACAATACTTTCTGGTAACCAATAGTTTTTATATTGTTTGAAATTTTGAGGTTGTAAATACTTACCCTCAATTTCTTTCATCTTGTTATATAATTCTTCTTCATTCATTATTTTTTCTCCAGTATATAATCGTTTTTATATTGAGCAACTATTTTATAACCTAACTCTTGTAAATAATTTAGCGCTTCGTTTTTTATTCCTTTATTCCATTTTTCAGCAGAACCATTTTCTTCTACAACAATTAAAGGACTGTATTTGTTTATAGTATTTATGGCACCTTTTAATACTTTTAATTCATGTCCCTCAACATCAATTTTTATATAATCAACATCTTTAAAATTAAAACTATCCAATGTTTTTTGTTTTACATTTGACGAAGCAACACCATCTCTGCTTTCTGTTATGACACCTTTAAATGCTTTTACATCCATTTCTTGGTCGCCTAAAGCATATTGAAAGTATTTTACATTGTCTGCTTTATTTCGTATTTTATTTCTATAGTCAAATGAATTTATATTTTGAAAATCTTTAGACATAGGTCTTGTAAAATCACCATCTCTACAACCAACATCTATAGCAGTTCTAAAATTTTTAATAAAAGGTTTAGAAGTGTTGTAAATTGCTAAACATATATCAGCATTTGTTTTATGCACGTTTATAATCTCCTTTATTATATTCAAATGTTTTAAAATCTTCTTTAAAATACTTATATACGATTTCGGCCTGTTCTTTAGTGTAACCAGTTACAGTTTTAAATGTAGATTTCTTTTTATGTGATGCTTTAACATTATAACCTAAATCTTGTAAATACTTCCAAACTGTTCCTTCTTCTATCTTAAATAAGTGTACTGGTTTATCTGTTTGATTATAAAACCATTTTACTTGACAATCAAAAGCGTTCAATAGTTTATGTGATAAAATAAATCTTTTTCTTTCTTTTTTATCTACAAGTAAATTAACAAATCCTTCAAACTTTAGTTCTAACAATCTATTTCTTCTATCTTTATAAAATTTTTTAGTGTCACCTTTTAATGGCAATCTACCACTTATTCTTTTTAAATCCCACTCTATACAAAAATGATAATAACTATAATATCTGTCATAAGGATTTCTTACAGTAACAAAGTATTCATCAGCTGTCAATCCTAAATCTATGTTTTCTTTTATTGTTTTATGAGCACCTGAATTTTCTAGTCTTTGTCCTATATTATTAGTTTGTTTTAATGTTTCCACTATAGATGAACCTCCACATTTAGGTGGGTGAATAAAAATAATGTTATGATTTTTTAATTTAAAGCTCATTGTTTATATATCTGTATGCAAATCCATTTTTCATTTCTTCTAATGTAAATTGTGAACCTAACAAAGAATATAACCACAATTCTCTATCTGGCATTTTTGGTTTGTTTATTTTATTTAACTCTTGTAAACTACGACTTACTGGTGCAGCTGGGGAGTGTTCACTACAGAAACTAGGTATACCTTTCATAACTGCTTCGGAGGCACACATTGAGTGCCAAGAAACTATTGCCCAACATCCTTGTAAATCTTCTTGTAATGGTTTATGTACTTTTTTACCAAAATTAGCATTATCTATAAACTTATATCTAACTCTTATTTCTCTACCAGTATGTTTTTTAAGTTCTTTTACAATTTCAGTTTCCCACTCGTGTCTGCATAGACCATACCATTTTGCTGTATGATATGATGGTGGTATAACTAATATATGACTATCGGAGCTTTCTTTTCTCCAAGGTTTTAATTTAAGTTCAGGTGTTTGCTCTTGTATTTTTTCAAATCGTTTTTTATGTTTAGGATTGGTATCAATATAGTTTTTTTGTGTGTTATTTTTTATTATTCTATACCATATGTCATTGAATACTGAATGTTTTTGATAATGAGTAGCAAAAAAATATGGTTGGTCAAAATAGTACCAGTTATGTTTATCAAAATATTTTTTAAGTGTGTGGGTATTTCTTATAATACCTTGAAAAGCAATCTCATCACCTTCTTCTAAATC